GGTGCTGGTGCGGCGCGAACGAGCGCTAGTGATAGACTTTTCGTAAACTAATTAATTGCCATCATTAGTGTTTAGCACTCACAATGGTTAATATGACGATTAATATGACGGTTAGTGTTCGGAAAACCGCACTACTAATAGTACGGAAAACCGAACTACTGATAGTACGGAAAACCGAACTACTGGAGATAGTATGCCTAGCACTGGTGGAGTGAAGATTGGTTCTTCATACGACGAGGCAAGAACAAGAAAGGTTAATGCGGAAGCGGAGATCGCAGAATTAGAACTGAAAAAGATACATGGAGAGTTGGTAAACGCTGAAGATGTGGTGGCAGCGTGGACAGATGTTCTTGGTTCTGTTAAATCACGTTTGTTATCTATACCGACAAAAGCTGCGCCAGTCGTAGCGGCAGAAAGTAACGCTGGTGTATGCCAGAGCATTGTAGAAGATTTGATAACTGAAGCATTGGACGAGCTATCTCGATATGACCCAACGATCAGCCCAACAGAAGCAACTGCTGGAGAAACTGAAGCCAGCGATGAGGGTGATGACCCCCCCGCCAAAACTAAGCGTAAGCGAATGGGCAGACCGCGAAAGGCGGCTGGACTCGCAAAGTAGTGCGGAGCCTGGTAGATGGTTTACGTCACGCGCTGAGTACCAACGCGGCATCATGGACGCTTGTTCGGATACGGAAATCCAAGAAGTCGTCGTCATGGCGGGAGCGCAGCTTGGTAAGACTGAAGCTCTTCTTAATATCATTGGCTATCACATACATCAGAATCCGTGTCCTATTCTGGTGTTGCAGCCGACGTTGGAAATGGCTCAGGCGTTTTCAAAAGATCGGATTGCCTCGGGACTACTACGATCAACACCCGTACTTAAAGGTAAGGTAAAAGATCCTCGTGCGCGTGACAGTGGGAACACAACGCTTCACAAAGTCTTCTCGGGCGGAGCGGTTACTATCGTGGGTGCTAATTCGCCTGCGGGTCTTGCGTCTCGACCCATCCGAGTCGTTCTATGTGACGAGGTGGACAGATATCCAACGTCAGCAGGAAGCGAGGGAGATCCGATCCAGCTTGCGCGGAAACGAAGCGCAACTTATTGGAATCGAAAGATCATCATGGTCTCTACTCCAACAAACAAAGGAGCATCCCGCATTGAGGATGCTTATGAGAAGTCTGACCAACGCCAATATCATGTGCCTTGCAAACATTGCCATACTCCTCAAGTGCTCAAGTGGGCCAATGTAAGATGGGAAGATGACCAGCCTGATACAGCGAAGTATATGTGCGAGCACTGCGGCACGTTATGGAATGAGGCTGATCGTGTCTGGGCTATTCGCAACGGAGACTGGGTAGCGCAAAAGCCATTCACTGGTACAGCGGGATTTGCCATCAACGGACTCTGTTCACCGTGGACACCTCTAGCGGACGGTGTACGGGACTTTTTGAGCGTTAAACGAAACCCTGAGCAGTTACGTGTGTGGACAAACACCTATCTCGGCGAGACATGGGAAGATGCTGGTGAGCAGATAGATGATTTCGAGCTAGCGGACAGAAGAGAGGAGATGTTGTCCGTTCCCGAGGAAGTCATGGTGCTGACCGCTGGTGTAGACGTGCAGGACAATCGACTAGAGATGACTGTGCAAGGGTGGGGCAAAGACGATGAATCCTACGTTTTGGATCACATTACTTTGTACGGCGATCCGTCTACGCCACATCTTTGGAACGATTTAGACACGCAACTTAACAAACAATATGAAACTGAGACGGGCAGAACGCTAATGATACGTGCTGCAGCGGTCGATAGCGGTGGTCACTTCACTAACAGCGTTTATGCGTACTGCAAGAAGAACCAAGGCCGTCGAATATTCGCAATCAAGGGTGTAGGCGGTGATGGCAAGCCAATAGCGGGTCGTCCAAGTAAAAATAACACCGTAAAGTGCCCGTTATTCCCTATTGGCGTCGATACGGTCAAAGATTTGATATTTGCACGTTTGAGGATCAAAGAGTCGGGTTCTGGGTATGTTCACTTCAACGATATCCTGCAAGATGAGTATTTTCGCCAACTTACAGCCGAAAAAGCAGTCACAAGGTTCCACAGGGGCTTCAAAAAGCGTGTTTTCGAGAAAGTAAGACCTAGAAATGAGGCACTCGATTGCATGGTGTACTCAATCGCCGCCTATAGTATACTCGGGGTGAATGTAAATGCCTTGGCAGACAAAATGACAGGGCAGGAGCAACCGCAAAAACAGGAAAGTGAGCCTGAGAGGAAGCAAGAGGCGTTTATGCCTCACTATCCGCGTAAGGGGAACTTCGCGAATTCTTGGCGATGATAGGCTATGGCAAACTTATTCGACGCTGCAAACGCTCCAGAAGGGGAACCCACTGAAGTCGTAGTAGGCGATTTTGTACAGTGGAAACGGTCAGATTTAGTAGCTGACTACCCCGTTGCGACTCATTCTGCTGAATATGTGGCTCGAATTACTGGTGGCGGCTCTACAGAACACAAAATAGCGGCCACTGAGAACGCTGATTACTACCTTTTTACGATAACTTCTGCTGAAAGCGCCACTTACGACTCTGGTTTGTACCATTGGCAGCTTGAAATCACTCAAACTAGCTCAGGAAACCGAATTGTCGTTGATATCGGCGATTTTGAGTTCATTCCTGATATGGATGACAACTCGGCTGATCCTCGGATACACGCCGAGAAGATGCTGACTAAGATTGAGAGCCTATTAGAGGGCAAAGCGGACTCAGACGTGTCTTCTTACTCAATCGCGGGCCGTTCTTTGACCAAATTGAGCTTTCAAGAGCTTGTAGATGCGCGAGATTACTACCGACGCGAGGTTGTGAAGCATAAAAACGATGCTTTGGTGAAAAGAGGCAAGAAAAACGGCTCAACCATACAGGTAAGGTTCTGATATGGGACTATTTGACAGGCTAACAGGCAAAAAGCCAGAAACACCCGAGAAAACGAAGGTTTTTAAGCGTTCGTACCACGCTGCGAGCACTGGTCGCTTGTTTGCCGACTATGTTGACTCCCAGCGGTCTCCAGACAGTGAATTACACCCTGTAATCACCAGAATGCGGGCTAGATCGCGTGATTTGGCTCGAAATAACGAGTACGCACGTCGATATTTCAATTTGTTGAAGACAAACGTGGTCGGTCAGCACGGTTTTAAGCTGCAAGTGAAGGCGCTAGATCCGCGTGGTGCGCTCGATACAGATGGCAATACAGCTATCGAAACAGCATTCAAAACGTGGGGAAAGCGTGGAAATTGCACTGCAGACGGCAAAATGTCGTGGGTAGACGTGCAAAAAATGGTGATGGAAGGCTTGGCGCGTGATGGTGAGGTTTTCATCATCAAGCATCGAGGTAATTCGTTCCACGATTCGTTCACTCTGGAGTTTATCGAGCCAGATCAGGTCGATGAAGAGAAGAATGAGCGCTTAGATAACGGTAGAGAGATCAGAATGGGTGTGGAACTAGATAAGTTTCGCAGACCCGTAGCTTATCACCTACTAACCTCGCATCCTGGGGACTATGATTTCGCTAGTATGGTGAAGTCGCCTAAGCATAAGGTAGTGCCCGCTGATAGGGTCATTCATGTCTTTCAGCCGTTACGTGCTGGGCAGACTCGCGGTGAGCCGTGGATGTCTCCAGCGATGGCTAGCATCAAACAGCTTAATGGATGGCGTGAAGCGTCTATCGTAGCTGCTCGTATGGGCGCATCGAAGATGGGTTTCTTTACCTCACCTAGCGGTGATGGCTTCGTTGCAGACGAGATGGACGGCAACGTGCCCCTAATCGACGCACAGCCAGGCACCTTCCACCAGCTACCACAAGGTGTTGACCTCAAGACGTTTGATGTCGGGTATCCCACGAGTGAGTTTGACAGCTTCCACAAGTCGGTATTGAAGGGTGTGGCGTCTGGCCTCGGCATTTCGTACACGTCATTAGCTAATGATCTTGAAGCTACTTCGTACAGTTCAATCCGTCAGGGTGCACTAGAAGAGCGAGATTACTACCGTAACTGCCAGCAAATAATGATCGACCACTTCATTCGCCCTGTTTATGAGGCGTGGCTTGCCGCTGCTATGGAAGTAGAGTCAGTGTTCATGCCTATGGCTACCTTTGACAAGTTTGCGCTAGCGTCTGAGTTCCGTGGTCGTGCGTGGAACTGGGTAGATCCAATGAAAGAAATGAATGCGGCGATCTTGGGCATGAAGAACGGTGTTCTTAGCTTGCAGGACGTTGCGGCCAACTATGGCAAGGATACTGAAGAGTTGCTTGCAGAGATCCAGCGGGATAAAGATCTTATGGAGCAGTTCAATGTGAAGTATGCGTTAGAGCCGTTTGGCGCGGTACAGGTAGGTATCGAGCCAGATGTAATGGGAGACTCAGATGGCGAAGTACAAGGGTGAAGACGTTAATCTTAAACCTACTGAAGGAATGGTCGCTGAGGCTAGGCGTGGCCTTGATTGGCGCAAAGAATATGGTCGGGGTGGCACTGAGGTCGGTGTTGCTCGTGCTCGTGATATTGTTAATGGGCGGGAGCTATCTCCTAGCACTGTTCGTCGCATGTATAGTTTTTTTAGCCGACATGAAGTGGATAAGCAAGGTAAAGGTTTCGACAAGGGAGAAGAAGGCTGGCCATCCGCAGGGCGCATCGCATGGGCACTCTGGGGAGGAGATCCAGGATTCTCATTCAGTAGAAAAGCAGTCAAAAGACTCGACGCAATAGACGAGAGGAGCGACGAGATGGAAATAGAAACTAGAGCAGAACCCGATGAGTTGAAAGTCGGCGACATGGTTAGCTGGAATAGCTCTGGCGGTCGCGCACAGGGAAAGATCAGTCGTATCGTGCGTGATGGCAGCATTGATGTGCCAGACTCAGACTTCACGATTGAGGGCACTGAAGACAACCCAGCGGCTCTAATCACGCTTTACAGAGATGGTGAGCCAACAGACCGTAAGGTCGGCCATCGTTTCTCGGCACTCACTAAGATCAGTGAGCGTTATTACGATGAGGAAGAGCGTCATATCAAGGCTGTGACTGAGACTGACGATTCTTACATCATCGAATATGGTAAGTCAGAAGAGCCAGAAATGGCTGTGGAAGAAGAGGAGGAGCGATCTATGGTAGACCCAGATTACTCCAAGCGAGCGATGGGTATGGATGTATCGCCTATCAACGCAGATGAGCGTCGTGTCTCAATGGCACTTAGCTCAGAAGAGCCTGTAGAGCGTTCGTTCGGCACGGAAGTGCTAGAGCACTCTGAAGAGGCTGTTGATCTTGAATTCGCCCGTAGTGGGCGTATGCCGTTGCTAATGGATCACGATCCAACTAAGCAAATCGGTGTAGTGGAATCTGTCGATCTCGACGGCTCGGCACGGCGTCTCCGTGCGACGGTGCGTTTTGGAAAAAACGGACTTGCCCGAGAAGCATTCGACGATGTTGTTGATGGCATTCGCGCAAACATATCCATTGGATACGCTATCAACAAAATGGAGCGTCAAGGCACTGACAAATATGTCGCTAAGTCTTGGCGTGTCCTCGAAGCCAGTTTGGTATCAATTCCAGCGGATGTCTCCGTGGGAGTTGGGCGATCAAGCGATGCTTCATCCGAACCCGTAACTGTAACTGTTAAAGAGGAAACTCCTATGACAAACGAAGTAGACGTTGCGGCAATCGAGTTGGAAGCTCGTAAAGCCGCTCAAAAAGACGCAGCTCAGATCGTTGAGCTGGGCGCTCGTCACAATCAGTCAGAAATGGCCAAGCGAGCAATCGCAGAAGGTCGTTCTGTAGCTGAGTTCCGTGGCGAATTGTTGGATGTAATCGGCTCAGAGCGCGCTCTTGAGTCGCAGGACATCGGCATGACTGAGAAGGAGCTCAAGAAGTTCTCTCTCGTTCGCGCTATTCACGCACTAGCTAACCCAACTGACCGTCGTGCTCAGGAAGCTGCCGCATTCGAATTCGAGTGTTCAGAGGCTGCTGCTGCTGAGTTCGGTCGTGCCGCTCAAGGCATCATGCTCCCAACAGACGTTATGCGTACTTGGAAGCGTGACCTTAACTCAGCGGATGAAGCAGATTTGTTCGGCGAAGATTATCGCGGGGCAGACTTCATCGACGTACTGCGTAACGCTTCTAGCGTAATGCAGGCGGGCGCACGTACCTTGAACGGTCTGTCAGGCGACGTTCGCATCCCTAAGAAGACAGCAGCTGCATCAGCGGCATGGATTGCTTCTGAGGGTGGGGCGGCAACTGAGTCAGAAATGACTGTCGGTAACATCGCTCTTACCCCGAAAACTTTGGGTGCATTCACAGATGTAACTAGGCAATTAATGATCCAGTCAAGCATGGATGTCGAAGCTCTGATCCGTGATGATCTTGCTACAGCTATCGCTCTCGCGATTGACTTGGCTGGTCTCGAAGGATCAGGTTCAAGCGGCCAGCCTACTGGTATCTTGAACACGTCTGGCATCAACAGCGTTGCTACCTTCGCTGCTGCAAACCCAACCTTTGCTGAAGTAGTTACTCTTGAGACTGCACTTGCAGAAGACAACGCATTGATGGGCAACCTTGCTTACATCTTGCCAGCGTCTATGTACGGTGCCCTTAAGACTACTGAGAAGGCGTCTGGTACTGCACAGTTTGTAGTTGAGCCTGGCGGTACTATCAACGGATACCGCTCAATCGTTTCTAACCAAGGAACTGCTGGAAACCTTTACTTCGGTAACTTCAGCGACCTACTCGTAGGCTTCTTCGGTGGACTCGATCTGGTGGTAGATCCATACACTGCTTCAACAACTGGTACTGTCCGTGTTGTTGCATTGCAGTCAATGGACGTTGCAGTACGACACGCTGTTAGCTTCGCAGTCGGTAACGACGGCTAAAGTAGCATCCCGCCCTTCGGGGCGGGGTTTCTCTAAGGAGGATTTATGAAATACGAAGTCATTAAAGGTTGTGTAATTGCTGGTAAGACATACCGTGTAGGTCAGGAAGTTGAACTTGATGGTCGTCTTGCTGAATCTCTCATGGGTATTGGGCGTATTGCACCTGCTGCCGAACCTACGACAACAAACCGTGCTGTAGGCGCAGAAGGCTCAGAAGAGAAGCCAAAGACACGCAAGCGGACTACTAAGGCAAAAGCTAAGTAATGGCCGTAGAGACGCTGGATGATCGAAAAGTGTTGTTAGCTGACTTTGGTGTGGCCTGTACTGGCTCGCCAAGTGGCGGAGGCTCTGTATCGTTTACTGCGATATATGATGCACAACACGCGCTTGAGGAAGCTGGCGGATTCGTCGCTTTCTCGCTCGATCAGCCGCGTCTTACTTGCGTGACTTCTGAGGTGTCTACCCTAGCGGAAGGGGACACAGTGACCGTGCCAGTCGATGCGGTGAATACTGATTACACCATACGGGTCGTCATGCCCGATGGCACAGGTATTACTGAACTGGCTCTGGAGAAACAATGAGTCATATCCGCACAAGAATTCGTCAGAACCTTGTTACTACTCTGACTGGCCTAGCCAATACAGGCAGTAACTGTTTTGACACTCGCGTATTCCCGATGCACTCAAGTGTATTGCCTGGAATATGTGTTTATACGGTGAATGAAACGTCTCAGTACCCAAGCATGAGACCACCAAGAACTTTGCAGAAAAGATTATCTGCACGGATTGAAGTCTACGTTAAAATGACTTCGACATACGATGAAATGGTAGATCAGATAAGCGCAGATATAGAGGAAGCGTTGTATACGGATCTAACACGAGGTGGCTTGGCGATAGATACGCGAGTCATTTCATTTGATACTGACTTCTCGGCTGACGGCGATCAACCCGTCATGGTAGGACGCCTTACTTGTGAGGTGCATTATCTAGCGGTTGAGGGCAGCCCAGAAGGTTAGTAAAATCGGACATATTTATTTTTTCGTGAGGGCGTAAAAATGGCTACAAACATTGGTAAGGACGGGGCAGTTTACAGCGGTTCAAACGCTGTTGCTGAAATCAGAGATTGGTCTTTAGAGACTACATCAGAAGTCGCAGATGACACTGTAATGGGTGATGCGTGGATGACACACGTTGCCACTCAGAAGTCATGGACTGCATCATTTACAGCGTTCTGGGATCCTACTGACACTAACGGTCAGCAGACTCTAACAGAAGGCGCGTCAGTCACACTGAAACTGTATCCTACGGGTAACAACTCAGGTGACTATGAGTGGTCAGGCACAGCGACTATCACTTCGGTGAGCAAGTCGGCATCATTTGACGGTTTTGTAGAGGCTAGCTTCTCTGCACAGGGTAGTGGAGCACTGGCTGAAGGCACCGTCTAATGAGCAAGCTAATTGATACTGTAGTTCAGCACTTCAGTAATCTTGGCGTTAGGGAGATCGAAGTCCCCGAGTGGGAAACGACTCTCTACGTCAAGAATCTGACCATTGAGGACAAGGCAAAGTTAAACGCCCGTTCTCAAGACGACATCCACGACTACATGGTGTATGCGATCATCTTTGGCGTAGTTGATAGCGAGGGCAACCCCGTATTCGACATTGGTGACAAGGTGAAGCTGCGTCGTCATGCGTCCTCAGCAGTCGTGGAGCGTGTTGCAAATGAAGTATTAGCGTTCCAGACCCAGACTGAAGAGGATCGCGAAAAAAACTAACGGACGACCAAGGGAACCCGACTGAGCTTTACAGGGTCTTTGAGCTAGCGGAACATCTTGGTCAGACAGTTAGCACGATTTTGGCAATGACGCCCACTGAGTTCCAACATTGGTGGACGTTCTTCAGTATAAGGGCGAAAAGGCAAGAGCGTGAGCAATCCAGATCCAATCGTAATCCACCTACAGGCAAAAGACGACGGCGTTAATGAGCTGTTTGACAGCACTGAACGCCTGATAAAAAAGCAGAAAAAAGCAGTAGAAGACACCATGCGTCGGATGAAGGAATATCATCGGACGCTAGGCATGACCAAGCAAGAGCTTGAGATTTATCGCCTGAAGCAAAATGGTGCTACAGATGCACAAATACGTGCAGCAACTCGGATAGCACGTCTTACCGAACTTAAAGAAAAAGATATAGCCACTAACAAGCGTCTTAACGGTAGCTTGCGTATGATCCGTGGTGGCTTCGGTCAGGTCGGTCACCAACTTCAGGATATTACAATCCAAGCCCAGATGGGCACAGACGCATTCATTATTTTGGGTCAGCAGGGTTCGCAGATAGCATCTTTGTTTGGCCCAGGCGGTGCAATGATGGGTGCTCTGCTTGCTGTTGGTGCTGCAGGTGTCACCTATTTCAAAAGCACGTTAGAGGGCGTAGATAGTCTTAAGGCCCTAGAAGAGTCTGCTCAATCTATAGCCACCTTATTCAATGGCCCTCTTTTAACAGGCTTGCAGGGCGTAAACGACGAAATTAAAGAACTTGCTGAAGCGTCGGAGTCAATGGCTCGTCTTAGAATTGCATTAGAAATGGCAAAGGCAACACAAAATTTAGCCGATGCTCAAAAAATGCTGAACGAACAATTGCAAATCAATGAGAGCGTAATCATATCCACTGCGGCAGGTACAGAAGTACTTATCAATGATATGAATCAGCTTGGTAAAGTGTTTGGAATAAGCGCACTCAATGCCACTAAGTTCTCAATGTCTGTCGAAGATTTAGCAAATCAAACAGATGGGAGTCGAGATAACTTTGCGGAACTTGCATCCGAAATCATTAGATCGGGTGAGGGCAATAAAAAGTTTAGGGAATTGGCTCAAAATGTCTTGAATCTAACTGGGACTATTATCACATCAGAAAACGCACTTAAGAGCTTTGCACGAGCGCAAGAGCAATTAGATGCAGGTACGCTAGGTGATGACCCAGAGAAAGACAAGCGTAGTAGACAACAGCTACAGGCTGTCATTGATCGCAACGCAATAAAAACACTGCAAGGCGAAGACCAGATTCGCGCAGTTATGAAGAAGCGTATCGACGAAACACTCGATGCAATGCAGAAGCTCGGTAAGGGCGAAGCAGAACAAGAGGCAATGCGAAATGCGCTATTAGGCGAGCAAGATCGTCAAATAGCAGATATGCAGAACAGGCGTCTTCAAGAGTTCAACAAGCTGGATGATGCGCGTCAGAAAGAGTTAGCCACACTTGAGACGCAGCGTGTAAAGATCGCGGCGGTGCATCAAGAAGAACTAACAGGCATTGATGCAATCAACCAGAAGTACGATCTCAAGCTGCAAAAAGTACAGAATTTAGCCAATGCAGAACCTGCTCTTATGGCGGCTGCTTCTGCTGAAATCATTCAGATCAACGCTGATCGAGCGGCTGCGCTCATACAGTTCCGTGAAGATGAGTATATGGCAGGCGTAAAAGAGCTTGAGAAAGAACGTCAAGCACACCAAGACCACAGAGACTCGATACAGAAGATGATGGATGATGGTAAAGATGCCTTTGTCCGCGACTTACAGGCTCGTGCTTATGCCCTTGAGGTGGCTCTAGCGCAGAGGGCCATCACTGAAGCAGAGCATACTGAATATCGTAAGCAATTACAGACTGAGTATGCTAATCACTTGCTAGAAGAAAACCTAAAGATAGTAGGCGGTCTGAAGCACGTAGAGGATAGCTTCGTTAATGCGTCTCATGCTTTTATAACTGGCGCTCAGAACGGTACTGAGGCAATCCAGCAGTTTGGTCGCGCTATTGTTGATGAGCTTATTAAGAGCCTTGTGCAAATGGGCGTCGAGCACGTTAAGCAAATGATTATTGGGAAAAAGATCGAGGCTAAAGGTTTAGCAGGCTCTGTGGCTATGAATGCTGGTGCCATGAGCATGATTGCGGCTCAAGCAGCTCCTGCTGCTACTTTAGTGTCACTTGCCACGGCAGGTGGTAACTCTGCTCCAGCGGTTGCTGGTATGGGCACTGCATTCTCAGCAGCTCGTGCGATGTCTTTATCAACATTTGAGGGCGGTGGCTTTACAGGAATGGGCGCTCGTGCGGGCGGTATAGACGGTAAGGGCGGTTTCCCAGCCATCCTGCACCCCAATGAAACAGTCATTGACCACACTAAGGGCCAAGGGCAAGGTATTACCATCATTAACAACATTGACGCATCAGGTAATCAGGATGTTGACGAGAAGATCGCGATTGCTGTTACACAATCATCGCGACAGACGGTTGAACAGGTACATAACATGATGCGTAGAGGGCGCATGTAATGGCAACGTACAACTTCCCTAGCATTACTCCGACGTCTCAGACGTTCGAGCTAGTGACTAACTCTCGTCAATTCCAAAGTCCGACTAGCGGAGCAACACAGACGCTCTCACGTAAAGGCTCATTCTGGAAAACACGTATGACGTTTAGCAACCTGTCAGGTAGCGATAGAGCAGAGCTGCAAGCGTTTATCGCTAAAATGGATGGCCAAGTTCATCGCATGAGATTGGAGGATTACGGTCGAGTGCGTAACGGCGCGGCTACGTCCCCACAGACTGTACTTGTAGCTGGTGCTAGTCAGACTGGCTCGTCTATCGACTTAGATGGCGCGACGGCTAGCGTGACTGACTTCTTCAAAGCTGGCGACTACCTTTCCTTCAACAACGAGCTGCACATGGTTACAGCGGATGCAGATTCTGATGGCAGTGGCGCTCTGACAGTTAACATTGCACCGCCCATACGGAAGCCGACTAACGACGATGATGAAGTCCGTATATTTGCGCCGTTTGGTGTGTTTATTATGACTAATACACCTCGATGGAATACTGAGTCTAAATACATAAGCTCGATCACGATTGAGGCTATCGAGGATGTATTGGCATGAGTCGGGGTCTATCTACAGCGGTTGTTAATGCACTTAAAGCAGACGTTGTACGTCCCGTTACGTTTGCGAGGCTCGATTTTTCTAGTAGCACTTTGTATCTACACGACAGTATTGGCACGTTTACTTGGGGTGGCAATGACTGGCTAGGCGTAGGTGACTTAGGCTCGGTGTCTAGCATTGAGGAAGGTGCTGACATTGCGCCTTATAACATCACTTTAACGCTGTCGGGTATCGACTCTACAATCTCTGATATCGGTACAGCAGGCACAGAAGACTACTTTCTGCGTGATGTAGACATCTATCTCGGCTTATTAGACGCAGACGAGGCGTTGATAGAAGACCCCAATAAGATTTGGTCTGGCTTTATGGATGTCATGACATTAACGGCTGGATCGCAAGGTGATGACGTCATACAGCTTACGTGTGAGTCAGAGATGGCTAAGATCAATCGCTCGCGCAATCTTAAATATACACACGCAGAACAACAGCGTGTTGATTCTAATGATTTGTTCTTTGAGTATTTGCATGAAATTTCAGGTGTGAAAATACTATGGAAAGATACGAACAGTGGAAACCTCGGAATCGGTCGGCAAGGGATTCCAGAAGATGACAGAGATTTCCCCAATCAAGGCCCGCACAAGTGATGTATTCTCTGCACTAAACCGCTGGGAAAAAGGTCATTTCCAGTATGGAGAGAAAGATTGCGTCTCATTCACTGTTTTTATGATTCGAGAGCTACATGGCATTGATTATAGCCATGAGCTTGTCTATAGCACAGAAGAACAAGCAAACGAGATTATAGAATCGCACAATGGTTTTATGAATCTCATCGACAGGGTTCTTGGTGATCCTGTTGACTATCCCACGGTTGGTCATCCCGTCATGTGTGATTTACCTCGTATCGGACTGCTGATGGGGGTAAAATTGGGGGAGTCAGTGGCCGTCGTCACTAAGCGCGGACTCACTAGGATTCCAGATAGTTACATTGTAAGGAGCTGGGAATGCCATCAGCAATAGCCGCTACAGTCACTTTCTTAAAGAGTGTTGGCTTAGCTGTAGGCGGCTTGGGCCTCACTGCGGGTCAAGCTCTCGCTCTTGGTGCTGCTACTGTTGTGGCAGGTGCAGTAGCCGCTCAGAAGCTAATTTCAGAGCTATACAGCATTCCCAACATAGACAGTGATCGTAGCCGTCAAGCTACTGTAAGAGGCACTGTAGAGCCGCAAAAACTAATTTACGGTGAGGCATTAGTATCTGGGCCTATTAGCTTTGTAGGAGTCGCAGGTACAAGTAATCGCGATTTGTATCACGCTATTGTTTTAGCGGGGCATCCTAGCGATTCCGTTTCAGATATCTACTTTGACGATGAGCGTATTGCTAGCTCAGATATAGATTCGTCTGGGAATGTAACGACAGGCACGTTTGGCCCTAAAGATGGCACGACAATCTGTGTAATACGAAAGCTGACAGGTAGCCAAACCACAGCAGATGATGTTCTGGATAATGCGTTTAACACCATAGAAGAAACTCAACACATAGGCACAAACCTTACCTACATTGTCACCAAGTTTACGCTGACTGAAGACAGCCAAGAGACTTGGGACAAGTTCATGCCCAATGACATCAAGGCGCTTGTAAAGGGTAAGAAGGTATACGACCCACGGCAAGACAGCACTAGCACTTACTACGACGCTGATGTAGGTGTTTCTACTCAGCGGTCTAATGACTCAACAACATGGGAGTGGTCAGAAAACCCAGTCTGGTGTCTTGTTGATTATCTTACGGATGATCGCTTTGGCATGGATATTGACTTGGATCGTATTGATTTGAGTAAAGCTGCAGATGCTGCTGACATTTGTGACGCATCAGTAGATGTGCCTGGAGGATCAGAGAAGCGTTACACGTGTAATGGTGTGGTTTTCGGAACGAGCACACATAAGCAAAACATCAACAAAATATTATCTTCAATGAATGGAATGCTTACCTACACAAACGGTAAGTACGTTATTCGAGCAGGCGCATTCGAGACAGTTGGCACAGGCATGACGCTGACTGAAGATCACATGACTGGCCCTGTTAAGTTGAAAACATCGTTTGAGCGTAATGAGCGCTTTAACACTATCACGGGTACGTTTGTTGACCCTGATAAGAATTACAAAGAAATGGAGTTCCCAAAGGTACAGATCACTAGTGCGCTAACTCGTGACAATAATGAAGAGCTAACACGCGAGTTAAAGTTGAGCATGACCAATAGCCGTTATATGGCACAGCGCATTGCTCACAAGCTGATACAGCTCAGTGATCTACAAAAGGTACTGACTTTTCCGACTAACTTGGCGGGCGTAAATATCTCAGTCGGTGATCGTGTGAACGTGACACTTTCTGAGTTCAATTATACAAACAAGACGTTTGTTTGTGTTGGGTGGTCTTTTAGTGAGTCAGGTACAGGTGGTGTAAACCTTACGCTGCGGGAAGACGACTCTGCATCATATGCGGATTTAGCAGTATCTGGCTATTCCACGGTTACTCCTGCGGGCGGTATACAACAAGGCTTCTTTGGTGTTCCTGATCCGCAAAATCTGACTGCAACAGCAAGTCTCAAAAGTATTGAGCTTAACTGGAGTAATCCAGCAAACATGAGTGCGATTATCGCAATAGAGGTTTTTGCCTCTAGTAGTTCTGCGTGGGCTAGCGCGCAGAAGATAGGCGAGACTTTAAGCACGCAGTTTATCCATGATGCGTCTACCGCTGCAGATCCGATAGACACAGGTGACGAGAGATATTATTGGGTAAGGGCGCGTCGTTTCCCTACTGGCACAGGCACTGACGCAGTATCTGATAGAAACCCTGATAGCGATACAAGTACGATCAACGCTACTGCGGGTGAGTCATTCGTTATTATTGGCGATGAAATCACTGACGACATTACCGACAAGATTGATGAGATTATTTCTCCTGTCGATAGCGGTGCTGTTAGCGCTAGTACGGAGACCGCTGACTCACTCGTTAGTGGTCGAGTGTACGAAATACAAACAGTAGGCACGACTGACTTCACACTTGTTGGCGCAACTACTAATGCTGTCGGAGAAATATTTACTGCACAAAATGTAAGCGATGGTGCTGGTACTGGTACTGTTTTGCCAGATGACACAGCCACGTTACAAACAGCGTTCAGTTCTGTTTCTAGCTCAGGTTTGGTGTTGGACGGCGCAAATAAAACCTATTTAATCACTGACGACATAAACGTCACAGGCCAATTTCTACGCTTGAAGAATTTTAAGTTCCGATTCCGAAAGAAATATTTTTATGACAATTCGCTTGTAGATGCTGGTTCATTTATCGTCGGCAGAAAGTACAAAATCGCAACCTTAGGAACTACTGTTTGGACTGATATTGGGTATGACGATAGCGACGGCACTGATCCAGCGGCAGTAGGTGATACCTTTACTGCAACAAGTGTTGGTTCTGGCACTGGTACAGCGAATAGCGACAACTGGATTGACGGTCGCATAAACTGCGATGCTGGCTCTGGTACTACAAAAATGACTATTGAGCTTGAAAATATAGTCGTTGATGGCGGTCGTGGCACCTACAAAACAGGCAATGAGCCTTGGGCTGTGGCAGTAGAGGACTTTTTCAATTACGACAGCATACAGCCTGATATATCTGCCTCAATAAAAGTAAATGCGTTCAATGAGGAAACAGATGTCCGCGTCACTAACTGTCGATTTGAAAACATACATTCATTAGCCGCCATC